ACCCCAACAGCCTAATTAACGGGGCTTCGGCCCTATGGAGAACACCATGATTCGATTTAGCAAAGAAAACCTAATCAACGCTTTGGAAACAAAAATTGCAAAGATGGAAGAGATGTGGGGCTTTGTTTCCACTAACGGTACAAACCAAATCAAAGATAAATCAGACTTTGACCGTGCTGTAGCTTATGGCGAATACAACGAATTGTTGAATATTTATGAGTCTGTTAGAGATAACACATTTTTAAACTAGGAGCACAACATGAAACGCGCATTTATCAAAGCATTCAATGAACTCAAGAAGCTGGGTTGCCCAGTGTTCGAGCGTAGCGATTACGAAGGCCGCTTCTTAATCAGCGCTGAGGATCCAGAATCCTACAAGTGGGCTGACTACTACGCCTACGCTGATGGCCGCTGGAAGGGTGAGAACACCAGCCCTAAGCTGGAAGCTGTGCTCAAGAAGCATGGCCTGTACTGCGAGTGGGAAAACGCAGGTTGTTTAATTGTTTTCGAGGCTTAACATGAAAAACGTGACCATATCAAAACACATCAGGCTTGATCTAACTGCTGAAGATTGGGATCTGTACACCAACATGAAGGGCAGTAGCATTGCCGCCGGCTTCCTGAACTTAAACGTAGCCCAAGTGCTCAACACAACAGAAGACTTCAGAGAAGCTGTTCGCGCCTGCGACAAAGTCATGGATCGCATGTCGCAATACGGCGCCAGCGATACAGAGCCAATGCATGTGCTAAGCAAAATCATTTCAAAGTTTTATGAGGTTGAATATGTCTAATCGATACTGGGACGACCGTGGTACCTACAACGAGGAATCTAAGGCTTTACAGGCTCTTATTCCTATGATGGGTGCCGTACCCTACCGCCGAACAAAGAACCAGCACCTAGAGCGTTTTCGTAAGGCTGTGAACGCGTACTACGACCTGTACAACAACGGCCTGTGGAACCGCGCACGCGAGTTTGCAAATCTGTTCAAGCTGTACGGTTTGCGCGAAGTAATGCGCTACGGTGACCTCAACGAGAGCACTACCAAAGCAATTGAAACCACCATGGACGAATACATATTACTCGCGTATAAAGAGCAGGTTGCGCTTGGCAACATCAAAGCAAAGGAGGAAACCCATGCTTAACCAGACCACTAAGGTGTTCCCACGCAACGTGGAAAAGAATCCAGTAATCGAGGGACCGTTCCACAAGAAGCCATCTGAGTTTGGAATTCTAATGGCCGTCATTTTTGTGGTTGCGGTAATCGTAATCATTTTTGATTTATTTATTTGGAGAAGTTAATGAAAGAGACAAGCCAACTTGCGCGCCAATTACTTGGCCAAGAACATGTGAAGTTTTTCACGCAACAAGAGTTTGATGGTGAACTGGCAATAGCCAAAGCAGAGATCATGGCGGTAGCCATTGAGACGACTAAGCGCGCCATCATGATTGAGCGTGAAGAATGCGCCAAGCTAGCCGACGAATGTGTGGACATCGAGAAGCTAGGCGACGCTATCCGTAACCGTATACCAACACAGAGGCAATAACCATGGACGCAGAAGACGAAGAATTCAACCGTGTAGAGATGGAGTCTCGAATCAAGCAGGAATACATCAGGGCTATGCGTAAGACAACACGCGAGGAAAAGATAAGCCGTCCTGCGGTCTATGAGGTGCCGATTAAACAGGCATCCGTGGCCATGCCTGACTACTTGCATCTGATGGAAGAACTAGCTGTGGCTCGAATTTTGATACGCGAGTTGGGTGACCGACTGGCTAAGTTGGAGAAGAAAAGTGATTGACCTCATAAGCACGCATGAGGGCGTACAAGAAGATACACGTTGTGCGGCACATCTAATTGCTGGCGTAATTGCTATGGCCATAGAAGACCTATGCATGGTGCCCACGGACGAAGAGCTTAGGTACAACTGCAACCTGAACTACCACGCAATTGGATCGCTCAATTTTTTCTTCAACCCTAGATCAATGTTCCCTGCATATGCAAACATGATTGGATTGGATTCCACCAGCTTTAGAACGGCACTAGAGCGCCGCCAATACGAAGATGAGAGTGATAAGAAGACCAAGATCCCTTATCTGAAAGTCAATGACATCAAAGCTATGCGGTTACGCATCCACTGGTGGCAAAAAAGCCCTGTACAGAGCAGGCAATTGGAATTAGAACTTTAGGAGGACATCATGCTAGAGACAGTTGCTTGGGTTGTACTACTCTTGTGTTCAGGATTTGTGATATTTGCACTGGTGGCAGTGGTCATGCTGATGATGGATCAGGATGATTAGTGAAAACACCTAGTAAATAATCTAATTTTCTGTTATAGTTCCTATCACTGCAATGACGCAGGTTTAGGAGAATCAAATGGCAACAAACTTTTCACCCATCATTGAAAATCCAGTAGCTTATGAGAATGCCGTCAAAAGCTACATCATTGGTAACGCACAAAAAACATGGCGTGCTAAAACTGAGCGTGCTAGTGAGATTGAAAGCGCTTTGGTAGTTGGTATGCTTCACAACGATCGTGGCGGATTCAGAGGCTATACCGACGACTTCATGGGTTCCATGGCTCAAGCCTTCTACACTTATGGCAAGCTGTCCCCTAAGCAGTGCGAAGCCATCCTAAAGGGCATAGACGCCCGTGCCGCACGCAAAGCAGAATGGGCTGACAAGAAGGCCGCTATCGACGCTACACGCGACTTCGTAGGCACCGTAGGCGAAAAGATCACCCTTACCCTCAAAGTCGTTCACATTGTCGAACTGGACGGTAGCTTTGGCACCGTGTACATCAACATCTGCGAAGACGCAAACAACAACACGATCATCTACAAAGGCAACGCCAAGGGCTTCCCAGAGAAGGGCGAGACTGCCACCATCACAGCTACCGTAAAAGAGCACGGTGTACGTAACGGCGTCAAGCAAACCGTTATCCAGCGCCCCAAGCTTGCAACACTCTAATTTTCTGTTATACTGTCATTACTGCAATCAAGCAGGTTTAGAAAGGAAATCAAAATGCAATCATCAACACAACTTCGCGGTAACTGCCAATGCTGTGGCCGCCAGCAGGCCGTAGTAGGTAGATGGATGGCCAAGCACGGCTACACAGTCGAGCACGGTTGGTTCCAAGGCGCCTGCTCTGGCGAGTCTAGTGAGCCTATGCAAAAGAGCCGCACACGCACAGACGGCATCGTGGCTCAAGTCCGCGCTGATGTAGCTAAGCTGTTAGAGCAAAAGAACAAGCTCGAAGCAGGCACAGCTAAGCCAGAGTTCATCAACCGCGGTACAGAGCGCAAGCCTGACCTAATCCCATTTGCTGAAGGCGATGAGTATCAGCAACGCATGACCACCAGAAAAGTCATTCACGAGATGACATTTAAAGCTAGCATGGGCGCCCAGTTCGCTGACATGCTGGTAGAAGTGGCCGACAAGTACCACGGCACACCATTGATCGAGGTAGAGAAAAAAGAGCCACCAACACCCATCTATCGCGGCGATAAGAAGATATCCCAGAACAAGAGCTACACATACGAATGCAGACGCGTAGAAGGTGGCCGTGTGTACTACGTGCTAGACAAGAACGGCGCTAGCCTCAATGGATGGATCGGTACACAAGCTTGGCGCAAGCTAGAGAACGCATAACAACAGGGGGCTCAGCCCCCATCTTTTAACTTTTAATTATTGGAGAACACAATGACGACAACAGAAGACTTTCAAACGCAGGTCAAAGGCCGCGAGTACAACAGCCACTTGTTTGTGGATGTATATGATGATGATGGCGTATGGTTGAGCGTTAATTCAAGCGCTGGCGGTACACGCATGATCATGAACAAACAGCAGGCCAAAGACATGATCGCCGCATTGATCCGCATCGTTAACCACATTGAGGCAGAATAATGTGGCCATTCCCTACACACCCATTGGTACCGTGGACGCCTAAGCAGATCCGCGAGTATGAGCAAAAGCAACGCAACCAACTGCCAGAGGCGCCACTATGAGCGTAGAAGCAATGAAACAGGCGCTTGATTTTATTGAGCGTATCAATAAAGACGGTTGGATATTGGCAGACTTTGAGCCTCAAATGTATGACACCATCACATCCCTACGCCAAGCCATCGCAGAGGCAGAGAATCAAGTGTCCTACTCAAGCAACGGCACTGCTGGCAGAGAGAACATGACAGCACCAACTGGGTTTTTCTTTCAGATGCCAAAGGCAGAGAAGCAAGATGATGAATTGCAAAAGGTTCATAGCGCGTTAGCGTGTGCAATATGGGATCGAATGGAAGTTGAGGAATTGTTGTTCAAACTGACTGGCGTAAAGTTGATACCTAAATCAAACACACCACAAAAACGCACATGGGTAGGACTGACAGATGAGGAAAGCGTTGAAATTCAAAAAATCAGCATTTGTTACGAACAAGCGGTTGAATTAACCGAAGCCAAACTCAAGGAGAAGAACGCATGACAGTGGATGTTTTAAACAACGCTTTTTTGTTTTTTATGATTGGATTTTTTATATGGGCAATAAACAGATAAGGAGAAGAACACATGACAACAGCTAAAAAACCCGCGTCAAAGAAAACAACAAAGACAGAACCACAGTTTGCTATGCCTATGGAGGTAAAAGAATGGATAGACCAAGCATCCAGCAGAATGGCACACATGACATCAGAAATCGCGCGCCTCAAAGAAGAGAACAAACAACTCAAACGTACCCACAAGCTAATGGAGCAAAGAGTAATGGGGATGAGCAGTGAATAGCCTAGACAAGTTCACACAGCTACAAAGCCTGATGATGGGCTACGACAGATGTGGCTTGTATTGGAATAAACGCCTAAAAAGATGGGCGCTCATAACAGACGATGAGGAGCACACAGCTACTCTCATCGACACAGACCTAGACAGGCTTATAAACTTATTGTTAAACTCAGACCTGTAATGCGCTGAAAGCATGCGCGAAAGGACTGAAACATGACCGAAGAGAAAAGAAAAGTTGGCCGCCCAATGGGTAAGCTACATCAGGACGATATACGCAAAAAGATACAAGTAAGTCTTTTAATAAAAAAGCTTGAGGAACATGCACTTAGTGCTGACGATCAGGCAGAGATATCTAATAGCAAGATGAGAGCTATACAGATACTGCTAGGTAAGGCATTACCTGACCTAAGTAGCGTACAAATAAGTGGTGACGACAACCAACCATTGGTGATTGAGAACAACGTCAATGTATTTGGTGAGTTGCTCAAGAGCATCAGACTGCAACGACAGGCAGAGTGATCATGATTCATCACACACCTGAAGGCCACCACATCAAGTTAGGGCTGAACTTCAGCCGAGCCAAGGGCGGCTTACGCCTGCTGTGGGCTTGGTATGACTTTGCCACCCATACGGCCACAACTTACCGCTTGCGCATCCGCTTACACATGGCGCCTCGCATCATGTGGGAGGTTAAAAAGTTCAATGTGATCGATAGCTACCTGATGGCTCATGATCTTGAGCTTGTGCACAAAGAGGTTCTGGAAGACCTTAATGCCATGGAGTGCACCGTAAAGCGCACTAATGAGCCATACGCCCTAATTAAGCCGACATGAGCGCCTTAGACGAGATCCTCTCCGACCCCGCGGTCATTGAGGAGTTTGCTCTTAGGACGCCTATCGAGCAGACTGTCATCAACTGGCAGTTGAAGTGGCTGAGCACACAGGCACACAAGCATCAGATAGAGCCTAACGGTGATTGGTGGAGCATATGGCTAATGCTGGCTGGCCGTGGTGCTGGTAAGACTAGAGCGGCGGCAGAGACGCTAGCATGGTGGGCATGGGAGCAACCTAATACCAGATGGCTTGTATCAGCGCCTACTAGCGGAGACGTGAAGGGCACCTGCTTCGAGGGTGACTCTGGACTGCTCAACGTCATACCAAAGGAACTGGTAGCCGACTACAACAAAGCACTGCACGAGATCAGGCTTATCAATGGATCGTTTATCAAAGGCATACCAGCGTCGGAGCCAGAGCGCTTCCGCGGTCCGCAGTTCCACGGTGGATGGCTAGACGAGCTTGCGGCTTGGGACTACCTGCAAGAGTCGTGGGACATGATCCAGTTCGGTATACGTCTGGGCAACCGTACTAAGCTCATATGCTCGACCACGCCTAAGCCAAAGGACGTGGTGCTCGACCTGATAGGACGTGAGGGTGACGACGTGACTATCACGCGCGCCAGCACGTACAGCAACATCAAGAACCTAGCTCCATCGTTCCAGAAGCAGATCTTGCAGTACGAGGGCACCAACCTAGGCCGTCAGGAGATCCATGCGGAGATCATCGACCCTGAAGAGGGTGGCATAGTCAAGCGTGATTGGTTCCGCCTGTGGCCAGATGGCAAGCCCTTCCCCAAGCTGGAGTACATCATCCAGTCCTATGACTGCGCGACCAGCGACAAGACCATCAACGACCCTACAGGATGCATCACACTGGGTGCATTCAAGCCATTGGATGGTGGCATGTGCGTGCTGGTGCTGGACTGCTGGCAGGAGCACCTACAGTATCCTGACCTACGCCCCAAAGTGATCGAGGAGTTCGAGGTGTTCTATGGCGATGGACGTGAGAAGAAACGCGTTGACCTATTGCTGGTGGAAGATAAGAGCGCTGGCATAAGTCTTATACAAGACTTGCAACGTGCGCACCTACCCGTGATGCCCTATAACCCCGGTCGCGCTGACAAGACGCAAAGGCTCAGCATCGTGGCCAACATCATTAAAGCTGGCCGTGTTTGGGTGCCAGAGCACAGCCAACGCAAAGGCTACGTGAGGGACTGGGCTGAAGGCATGGTGAGCCAGATCTGCTCCTTCCCTGAGACAGTACACGACGAGTTTGTAGACTGCATCAGTCAGGGCTTACGGTACATGAGGGATGCTGGATGGATCAGCATTGATGTGGCACCGCGTGATGACTACGACGATGATGACATCTTCGACGCTGAGGAGTACAACAAGCGTAAGAAGGGCAACCCATATGCTGAGTAGGGGTGAACCCAGTTCGCGGCACAACAATTAGGGATGAACCCAGTTCACCCCTAGACTTGACATAGTTGCAAAGGCATAATCGATGCATCCCACAATGAAGGAATAGCCGTGGCTGACAACCAATCCGTTCCCATGCCCCCACACATCAAAGCAGAGCTAGCAAGGCTACGTGCTCTTATGGTGCCTGATGCTGAAGCCTACCGCCGACGTGAGATCGGATCTAAGCGTATGGAGGAGGAGGCTAAGAAGATACAGCCTCTGCGCCCATTGAGTGCGGCAGATACTGGCGACCAGTATCCATTGGCGGCAGAGGGCGGATCGATCAGGCGCTTTGATGTAGGTGGCTCCAACAGCATCAGCTTGGATGACTTAAATGAGGCGCTTAGAGATCGAGCACCTACTATTCCTGAGCAGTTCAACAGATACATAGCGCCGCATATCCAACGAGGCTTAGACGCCATGTTGCCGTTCCGCCAGTTGGCGCAGAAGACATTCGAGCGAAACGTGTACAACCCTTTGAATGAGTCTGTAATCAATAACATAAGCTCGGCGATTAAAACATCAGGTACAAATGCAAACGATGTCAACGATGCCAAAATTCACATAGCTAATGCGGCCAGAAAAGCGATTGGCATGGAGCCACGGCCTGTTGAGTTTGATGCGCAGAAAGCACTGGGCAATATTAACGAAGGTGAGTTTGACAGGCAGTACGTTGACATGGACAAACGCCACGCACAACGTCTTGAAGAGTTAAAGAAACTAATAGCACAGCGCAAAGCCAACGGCGGTCAAGTAGACATGGACAGGATGCGCCTTGAGCTGATGAACAGGAAGTCCAAAGGCGGTGTAGCTCACCTTGCTATCGGAGGCCAAGGCCCACGCAATTGGGTGAGCGGATCCGTTGAGCAAGTCTTGCATCCATTGAAGCAAAGAACAGCGGTGGGAAGCGACCCTGCTGAGACTTTGGCAGAGATGAACCAAAAGTGGACACCAGAAGCAATCGAGCAAGTAGCACAGACACAGCCCAATGTCCGCGAGATGATTCCTCGCCAAAAGACAGAGCTAGAGCACAAGGTTCACCTGAACAAATGGATTCAGAGCAACTTAGGCAACTACATCAAAAAGCAGATGGCCACACAAAACGATCCAATCCGCAACCTAGCGGAGCAAGGCATCGTCCACATTCCTAGCGAACAAGTTGGAATAAACAGATACAAAGCTGGCGAACATCGGACTACTCATGGTGGTGAGAGCTTTGGCAAGTCAGAAGAGGCAAAGGCTTGGGAAGATGCCGCAGACGTAGCGATTACTCCTACATCGATAGAGAAGTTACACAAGCGATTCCAAGAACCTTGGATGGAGAAGGCTGACCCAAGCACTAAGTTGTTACATGCAAGCAGTAACATGCAAGCCAGTAGTTTGGGCTTTGATCACTTGGTGGATGTATTAAAAGAAGACTTAGCCAGTGGGCGTATTCGTCCTGAGCAGTTGAATAAGGTCAGCATTGAGCAGGCTGTACGTCGTGCACATGAGTACGATCAAGAGAAGAAGAAGGCTATGGCTGAGACGGCTCTCAAGGCTACCGAAGGCATGGCAGTCCACAAAGAGTATCCAGAAGGTTACAAGTGGATTGAGTTGGCCAAGCCAAAGATTGATGTCAACAAACCATTGCCAGAAGGATTTAGATGGGTTGAGCCAAAAAGTGGTTATGAGCGCTTAGAAGGCCCAAGCATTCTTGATCCTCAAAGAACCCGTAGATACCTTGGTGAAACAAAAGAAGAAGCCCTCAAGGTGGCGCATGAAAAATCAACGATTGGTGCTGAAGATGAAAAAGCTCTTGAGGAAGCCCTCAAGTACGAAGGCAACACCATGGGTCATTGCGTTGGTGGATATTGCCCTGACGTGCTGGAAGGCCGTACACGCATCTTCAGCTTGCGTGATGCCAATAATGAACCACACGTAACGATTGAGGTTAGACCTAACCAAGCGCGAAGCAAGTACGAAACTGATTGGTTCACAAGTCAACCTGAAGAATTGCAAGATGCAATTACAAAGCAAGCGCTTGCTGAGCACGAGGCGACAAAACAAAAGCGTACCCCAGAAGAGGATAGATTTACTTGGGGGCAGGCACTAAGCAACGCCATCAAGTCCCATATGGGTGAGGTGCCACAACAGATTGTTCAGATCAAAGGCAAGGGCAATAAGAAGCCCAAGAAGGATTACATTCCATTTGTTCAAGACTTTGTAAAGAGTGGTAATTGGTCTGACGTTGGTGACATACATAACGCTGAATTGCACAAGTGGGGCAAAAGATATTTGAACAAAGAAGATATAGAAGCTTTAACACCTGAAGAAGAAAGCGCATTCGCTAGTAGGAATCTAAACAAAGCGAATGGCGGGATAATACGTAAAGCCGAAGGAGGCGCTGTGAACCCATTTGACTATGAGAACCCTGAGCATGTAAGTACAGTTGCTGGGCATGTATCCAAGCACAAAGACTTTAAAGATCTGCCTGAAGCCCATACACGCTTAGGCGAAGTGCTTTCCTCTGGTAGCTACAAGCACATGGAAGACCCACGCGTACAGATGGGGCTACGTAAGGCTGGCCACAACTCTTACTACACACAAGAGAAGACTGGCAAGAAGCTCAACAAGATGGTGATCAACAAAGCCGTCGGCGGTGCTGTGCCATCAATGAATCAAATGCGTGCAGAGCTAATAGGCAAGAAGCCTGTAAGCCTGTCTGACTTATCTACCATCGGTGCTAACGAAGCGCCTAGCATGAACGTCAAGGCTTATGTCCCACCATCTGGCGGTGAACTACCTGTAGGTGGTGTGAGCATGGGTGACCAGCCATTGCCTATCGGCGGCATTGATATGAGCCAACAACAAGGCGGCCAACAGTTAATGCCTGCTGGCATGGCTCCACCACAAGGAGCGCCACAAGGCCAGCCCCCACAAGCTGGTGGTATGCCCTCCCCTTTGGGCGCAGGAGCACCATCTCCACAGCCACCAAGCAACATCTTGCAGATGACTAAGCAAGGGCAAGCATTGAACGCTATGAGCCCACCACAGGCGCCTCCACGCATGGCTGTGGGCGGATCTGTACCTGCACCATACAAGATTGGTGGAAGTGACAACATGGCTCCAGTAGACAATGGATGGAAGCCAGACAACGGTGTTACTACATTTAATATCGATAACGTACAGCAAATTGCTAAGGGTGGTTCTATTGAGAAGATGAAGCAAGAGATGAAGTCCAAGGGCACGCCATGTATGACGCATGACCATGGATATGCTGATGGAGGGCGTGCAGGAAAAAAGTCTTCTAAGGAACCAAAGAGCACGGTTAAGGCGTACAAATTGTTCCGCGTACACAAGAAGCATCCCGGCAAGTTGTTCCCTCTTTTTGTCAACGCCAACGATCCCGTAGAGATGAACAAATGGGTGGACGCTCAAGAGGGTGAGATGGCTGGTAGCAAGGTGAAGAGCAAGATTGGCCCGCTGGCGTATCGACCCGGTTGGCACGCTGGTGATCTACCCGTCGCTACCCACATCGGTGAGAAGTCTGACCCTGAACTAACAGCACCAGACGTCCGTCCCCACAACCACGTATGGGCTGAGGTCGAGATGCCTAACGATGTCGATTGGCAAACAGAAGCCAATGAGCGTGGCATGAACCCCAAGGGCAAGCTGATCGCACGCGAAGCACACATCACTGACCAGATCCCCAAGGGCGGTCACTACAGATACAAGACCAATTCCAACATGACAGGCAACTGGCTGATTGGTGGAGCGATGAAGGTCAACCGTATATTGCATGACAAGGAAGTCAAAGCAATCAACAAGGCGGCAAAGGCAAAAGATCTGCCACGTATGCAGAAACAAAACTTGGCTGACTATGGATTTAAAGAAGGCGGATCGGCAAGCCCTACGCAGAAGAGCCCAGACAAGTTCAGACCTAAAGTCACAAAGGCATCGGAGGCGTTGGGTAAGCATGAGGGAAAGCATTTGAAGGTTACACAGTCTGATCGCACAAAGGTGGGTGGCGGGTTCCTCGGAGGCCCGGGGTTTTCTGGTCTGCAACACCTTTACCCTTCACACAAAGACGTCGCGTGGGGCGTGAACTCATCAGGCGCCGCCTCCAAGATCGCTAACGCCAATGCCGCTCACCCAGAGGGTGATGTGTTGTGGTCTACATTGCTCGGCGCTCCTAACCAACACACATCAAACCAAATGGTGTTTGATATGCTGATGAAGCAGTTCAAGAGTGGTATTAAGTCTGGCAAGATGACGCCTGAATTGCGTGATCGCATCAATGCTCAATTGGCCATGGCGGCAGACAGCGAAGGCAAGCCAATCTTTTCTAACGCAGACATTGCAAGCAAGAACTTCTTTAAAAACCTCAATACTTTCGATCAACGTCGCGTTATGGCTGACTTAATGGGCGGTAAAGCTGTGGGTGGTAAGAAGGGGCAAATCTTGAACTACGACAAGACAGTGGCCGACACAACAGAGCCTGAGTTGCTTGGTGCACCTACACACGCAATTGGCCCTCGCCTATTTCAGTTGAGTGGACAGCGTTCTGTACAACCAGATCTAAACCCAGCATTCCCTCACATGTTGCATGGAGAAGACTTAGGTCAGATGTTCCATCCAGTTCCACGTCAGATCATGTTGCCTGAGTTTCATGGCAAGATCAAACAAGCAAAAGGACGTGATGTTGGCTTTATGGACTTAACACGCAATACACCGTCACAGCATTTGTCTGAAGAATTTCTCACACACTTGCAAAGACATGGATATAAAAAAGGCGGCAAAGTGAACCTATCCACAAATATGGATACCATTAACTTAGAATTAAGCCGCAGAACAAAGAAAGCTAAATGATGGATGAACTAGACCCACAGATCACAGAGAACGAAGACGGCAGTGCCGCAGTAGATCTACCTGAGATTGAAACGGAAGAACAGCCTGACGGTAGCGCCATAGTTACTATGGAGGAGGATGGCCCAGAGGCCAATCCAGACTTCTACGCCAACATGGCTGAAGACTACGACGACTTCAAGTTGATGACGTTGGCTAGTCGGTACGTTGATTTGCTGAAGAAGGACAAAGATGCGCGTGAGCAAAGAGACAAGCAGTATGAAGAGGGTATTCGGCGCACTGGTATGGGGAATGACGCGCCCGGCGGTGCCACCTTCATGGGCGCTAGCAAAGTGGTACACCCTTCTATGGCTGAAGGATGTGTGGACTTCGCGGCACGCGCTATTAAAGAGATGTTTCCGCCTGACGGCCCCGTCCGAACCAAAATCCTAGGCAAGATGGATGAGATCAAGTCCGAGCGCGCAGAGCGTAAGCGTGACTATCTCAACTGGCAAATCACCGAACAGATCGAAGAATTCCGTGACGAACAAGAACAATTACTTACACAATTACCGCTAGGTGGCTCACAGTACTTTAAGTTATGGTTTGATGAGCAGAAAAAGCGCCCATGCGTAGAGTTTTTGCCTATCGATCGTGTGATTCTGCCCTTCGCGGCCAGTAACTTTTACACCGCAGAACGTGCGGCGGAAGTGCATGAGATTACGCACTGGGAATTCAATCGACGTATAGCTAGTGGCATGTATCGTGATATCGATATGGTGCAAGCCACCATGTCACCTGAGCTTACAAGACCACAGAAAGCCAACGACAAGATTGAAGGCAAGAAGTGGGAAGACAACGAAGATGGACTGCGCAAGGTCTATCACGTCTACACCTTCTTGGAGTTGGACGACGACAAGTACACCAAGGGTGAGATGGCGCCTTACATCTTGATGATCGATGAACTTGATAACGAAGTCATTGGTTTGTACCGTAACTGGGAAGAGCAAGACGAAACCATGACCAAGTTAGATTGGATTGTGGAGTTCAAGTTTATTCCTTGGAGGGGCGCATATGCGATTGGGTTACCTCATCTTATCGGTGGCTTGTCTGCCGCTCTTACTGGTTCTTTGCGTGCCCTTTTGGATAGTGCTCACATTAACAACGCCGCGACGATGCTCAAGCTCAAGGGAGCGAAGATGTCGGGGCAGAGTCAGTCGGTGGATGTGACGCAGATTGTGGAGATAGAGGGCGCGCCGGGCGTCACAGACATCCGCCAGATCGCTATGCCTATGCCCTTTAACCCACCCAGCGCGGTTCTATTCCAGCTCCTAGGCTGGCTTGACAACGCGGCCAAGGGGGTAGTGACCACCAGTGAAGAAAAGATCGCTGACGTCAACGCTAACGCGCCTGTAGGCACCACACAGGCTTTGATTGAGCAAGGCGCCGCGGTGTTTAGTGCTATTCATGCACGATTACACGAAAGCCAAGCACGCGTATTGAAAATCTTATGCCGCCTAAACCGTTGGCACTTTGATGAGATGCGCAAGTCTGACGTGGTGGCAGATCTAGAGATCAACCGCCAAGACTTCTCAAAGAACACAGACGTGGTGCCAGTCTCTGACCCACACATCTTCTCTGAGACTCAGCGTATGGCTCAGATGCAGGCTGTGATTCAGTTGGCTGAGAAGCATCCTGACCAGTTCAACATGAGCGCTGTGTTGTCTCGTTCACTCAAGCAGATGAAGGTGCCTAACATCAATGAGTTGATGAAGGATGTGCCTGCGCCTGAACAGCGGACTTCTGCTGACGAAAACGCGGCTATGCTGATTGGACAGCCAGCCTACGCGTACATGCAACAGGATCACATCGCTCACATACAGGATCACTTGCAGTTTGGCTTAAACCCATTCTTGGGACAGTCGCCATTTGCGGATCCACAGTACCTAAACCACTTGATCGAGCATTTGAAGCAACACATGACTTTGTGGTACTTGAACCGCTCTAACGGCTATGTGGCTCAAGCTAATAAGGGCAAGCCTGTGGATAACTACGATGATCCAAAGATGACCGCGGTAATCGACCAGTTGTACACAACGGTTGGCGCCCACATCACGTTGGATGTTAAAGAAGTGTTCCAGCAGTTCATACCTGCCTTCCAGCAGTTGATACAGCAAGCACAACAGCGCGCACAGTCTGCCAAGCAGAACCTGCCACCAGATGCACAGGTCGTTCACGACACAAGCATGGCAGAGACGCAACGCAAGACACAGGCAGATCAACAGCGTGCTCAAGAAGCACAATTGAAAATATCTGCTCAATCTGCTGAGCACGACAAAGAGATAGCCGCCAAAATTGCAATAGAAAACGCTAAGATCACTGGTCAAGTGATTCAACAAAACACAGCCCAGCAAAACGCCTTGCAGATGCATGGCGCAGAGCAAGCTAACGACATGCAGAAGCACGCACTGGAGCAGGAAACAGCCATGCAACAAGCGGCTATGCAACAACCGACGGAAACGTCACAACCTCAAGGAGCCGAAAATGGCAATATCTGATGCAGAACAAAAAGGCCCAATGGTGCGTTATCACGCACGCTTGGCTCAAGGCGTAAAGCTGGACGGCACAAGCTTGGAGCCAAAGGGCGGAAGCCAAAAAGACAAGAAGCCACAAGGCGGTTTGTCGCAAGCTAAAAAGAAATGATTGACCCCGTTATTCACGTATTGAAGCTACGCCAAGGAGAGATTGCCTCATCTCTTGCTGTTGGCAACGCAATTACGTGGGAAGCGTATCAACGAATGGTTGGTGAGTATCAGGGACTGCAATTTGTGCTTGATACCATTAACCGAATGTTAGACGAAGACAGAAATCAAGAATAAGTCCCCCTAAAGGACGAGGCCGCGTTGAAAAACGCATAAATGACGCATCTGCAATTATGGTGCATTTTAGGAGTTAGTATGAGTGAGAAAGAAAAGATCCCAACGATCGAGGGAAGCGCGCAAGCGTCTGATCCTCAAGAGCTGGAGTGGGCATTCCCGCAAGTGAATGCAGGTCAGACACCTCTTGGAGGGCGCGTAATTGTTCAGTTACGCCGCATCAAAAAGAAGGCTGGAATGATCATCATCGTCGATGAAACCAAAGAAAACGAAAAGTGGAACAACATGATCGGTAAGGTCGTGGCACTTGGGCCTTTGGCATACAAAAACCGCGACACCATGGAGTCTTGGCCAGAGGGAACTTGGGCACAAGTAGGTGATTTCGTGCGTGTACCACGCTGGGGTGGAGATCGTTGGGAGCGTAATGACCCCAATGCAGACTCCAAAGAAGATCCAGTGCTGTTCATGACGATAAATGACCACGAAGTGATTGCAAAAATCACTGACGATCCGCTGTCTTTCAAAGCTTATGTTTAAGGGGACAAAAAAATGAGTACAGATACCAAAGAACAGTTGGAATTGAACATTGAAGAGGGTAAAGACGGTTCCGCAGTCGTAGATTTGCCTGACAACATGATCAATGACGACGATTCAGACCAAAACAATCAGTCTTCTAATGAAAAATCAAAGGGTGGCGACGTTGATTCCGACGATGCAGACCATCCTGATGACAATGCAGAGCTTAGGGAAGCTAAACGCAACATCCGCAAGGCCAAAAGACTAGCTCAGAGGGCTACAAGGGAAGAAAAAGACATTCGCCTTAGTCAATTACAGCGTGAGAATGAAGAATTCAAGCGCAGATTGTCGAATGTAGAGCGCGAAACCAAACAAGGGCAGATTTCACGCATCGATAAGAACATCGAGGACAGCCAAGTACGTTTGGAATACGCCAAGATGAAGCTTAAAGAGGCCGCGGAGAACAGTGACGGCGACGCAATGGTCGAAGCACAGACTTTGTGGCGTGATGCTGAGAATCAACTTGTGCAACTGCAAGGAATTAAGAACCGTGCATCACAAGAGGCGCAAGAACAGCCTCGTCAAGAGTTGCCAGACCCAACAGTACAGCGTAATGCCGCTGATTGGATGAAGCGTAACTCTTGGTACAACCCAGAGTCAAACGAAACTGATAGTCGTGTCGCAAAGAAGGTAGATGAGTTGCTAGTAACCGAAGGTTGGGATCCATCTGATCCTGATTATTGGGATGAGTTAGATAGTCGCTTGCAAAAATCTCTACCACACCGTTACAATCAGAACACAAACGATAATTCCGTCGTTAGGAAACCGAGGAACGTAGTGGGAAGTTCTGGTCGTGAAGCTTCAGCCGCATTTGGGGGTAACAACCGCTCTCAGTTCATGCTTTCACCTGAAAGGGTCAAAGCAATGAAAGAGATTGGTGCATGGGACAACCCAGAACGCAAAAAGAAGATGATCGCCGAATTCGTCAAGTTCGATCGCTTGAACCGCAACTAATACATGGGAGTAATAATATGGAATCACGTTTAAAAAAATCTTTGAAGGCTGGCGGACGTCAGGAACGCGCAAGTGTGGAGGCAAGCCGCTCAGCCCCAGAGACTAAGTTCATTTCTACGCAAGAACGTCGCAAGATGTGGGACGAGGAATGGACGCAATCAGCACTGCCAAAACTGCCCAACATGGATGGGTGGCACCTTTGCTGGCTTTCGACAACCAATAGCTACGATTCAATCGATAAACGGATTCGCAATGGGTACGTGCCAGTTAAATCTGAAGAGTTACCCGGCTATGAAGATTACAAGGTTAAATCTGGAGAGCAAATTGGGCATATAGCTTGTAACGAAATGTTGCTGTTTAAATTGCCAATGGATATTTATCAGGATCTCATGTTGTATCACCACCATGACAAGCCTCGTGAGGAAAGCGACAAAGTTCGCGTTCAGCTAGAAAGTCTCCAAGGGCAAAGAGATAGCAACGGTAAGTCACTAGTTAATGTTGAAGGTGAAGGTCTTGGCTCTTTTGATCAGCAACCAAGCAAAGTCCCAGTTTTCGCTGGGTAATCTTTAACTAAGGAGTTTTTTATGTCTAGTACTAATGCTCCGTTTGGCTTGCGTCCTGCGTTCCATCCCTTTGGTTTGGATCGCGCTCAGGCGCTTGCTGGCGGTATTACGTCGGGTTACGGAACCCAAATCCTGAAAGGGCAACCTGTTGCCTATTCAGCTTCCGCTGGTGTAATCGTTCCTTTAACTACCGCTCCTGCATCTGGATCCGCTGTTGCGTGGTCTGGTGCTTTTGCAGGTTTTGAATGGACTGATACAACTGGTCGTCGCCGTGTCTCTAACTACTATCCAGCTAGCACCTCTTACACAGCAGGTTCTGCTATAGCTTATTTCTACAACGACCAAAACATCGTTTATGAAATTCAAGCCGATGGTGCTATGGCACAAACCACGATTGGTAATGAATACAACTTCACCGCCACTACCGCAGGTTCTTCTACTACTGGTCTGTCGCAAGCTACTTTAGGCTCTGCTACTGCCGCTGGTAACGGAGTCCAAGGTCAGATGCGTGTCGTTGATTTGGCACCGTATGTGGACAATGCGTGGGGCGATAGCTACACCGTTGTTCGAGTTGTTAACGCTCAGTCTCAGTTCTTCGGTTCTGTGACTGCTATTGCATAAGGAGCTAAATCATGGCCGCACCAATGCGCAGTACGGACTTTAGAAGTATTGTTGAACCTATCCTCAATGAATGCTTCGATGGAGTCTATGACCAACGTGCCGACGAGTGGAGCCGAGTGTTCCGCGAAGAAGACGGCATTCCACGTAATTACCACGAAGAGCCTGTCCTGTATGGATTCGGCGCCGCTCCACAATTGCCTGACGGTACTCCAGTTACCTATCAGCAAGGTGGCGTACTCTTCTTGAAGCGCTATGTGTACAAAGTGTATGGCTTGGCCTTCGCTTTGACCAAAGTGCTTGTTGAAGACGGCGATCACATCCGTATCGGTCAAGTTTATGCACGCCACTTGGCACAGTCTTTGGTGGAAACCAAAGAGTTGTTGTCAGCTAACGTGTTGAACACAGCCTTCAACTCCAGCTACCCCGGTGGCGACGGCGTTTCTTTGATCAACACTGCTCACCCAATCGTGAACGGTACGTTCAGCAACCAGTTGGCTACATCAGCTAACTTGTCGCAGACATCATTGGAACAAATGTTGATCCAAATCCGCCAAGCTGTTGACAACAACGGTAAGAAGATTCGTTTGGTTCCACGTCAATTGATCGTGGCACCGGGCAACATCTTCCAAGCCGAAGTGTTGTTGAAGTCTGTCCTCCGTACAGGCAACGCAAACAACGACATCAACCCCATCAAGGCAATTGGCTTGTTGGACGAGGGTGCCGCAGTTCTGTCACGTTTGACTTCATCTACCGCATGGTGGGTGCAGACCGACGCTCCAGAAGGCTTCAAGTTGTTGATGCGTCGTCGTCTTGAGAAGACCATGGAAGGTGACTTTGAAACCGACTCCATGCGTTACAAGGCTACAGAGCGTTACGACGTAGGCTTTACAGATCCGCGTGCCGCTTACGGCACTGCTGGCGTCTAAAGCAAACAGGGCTGGTCTAAAAAGCCAGCCCTTTTTTTTTAATTTGTATTTGTCAAACTTTTCAAGGAGAAGACAAAATGCCTCAATATTCTGACGACCTATTTTTAGGTCCAGCCCAAACCTACATGGGTACGGGTCTGCGTCCTTACACCTCTACTTTTACTGGCTCGATTGCTACCACAACATTGACGGTAACCGCAATGCTGTCTGGCTCACCAATCGTGCTTGGTATGTACATCGACGGCACCAGCGTGACCGACGGTACTTACATCACTGCGTTTGTTACTGGTACTGGAGGTACGGGTACTTACACGGTTAACCAATCGGTGACCGCTTCTAGTACAACCATCTCTGCGCACACCAATACGACTCTTGATAATCCTTCTCCTATGGACTTGGGTATTGGCCCTCTGGGTCGCATCTACGTTTGGGACGTCATTCCTCAAGCCGCCGTCACTAACAACATTGCCGCGTCGCAAACAACCACCACCGCTGGTCAGGCAGTCACTTTGACGGCTGGTACTTCGGTCAAGTCAGTTGTTCGCACTGACGGTACAACTGTTCTTCAGTTGGACTTGCCTCGCGCAATCAAAGTGAACTGCTCGACAACTGCTCGTGCTTTCACCGTCAGTGGTTACGACTACTACGGACAGGCAATGAGTGAAGTTATCACTGTGGTGACTGCCGCAACTGCTGTGACTGGTTTGAAGGCTTTCTACCAAATCAGTGGTGTGACTATTGCTGGCTCTGCAACTGCTGTTGTGGTTGGCACAAGCGACGTTCTGGGTCTTCCAGTTCGCGTGTTCAACGTGTCATACGTTGCTAGCGTCAAAAGCAACAACACATTAGCGCAAGACGCTGGTACGTTTGTCGCCGCAGACACTGCAACGGCAACCACAGGTACTGGTGACGTTCGCGGTACATACGCCCCTGCCACTGCATCGAACGGTATCGTTCGTACAACAATGGGAATCTTGTTGCCTGCAATCGCTGTTGGGCCTAACGCTACTCGCGTTGGCGCTCTTGGCGTAACACAAGCCTAAAGGAGAGCAGTCATGGGTCAATTCAAACCAATGGTCAAAATGATGACCACAGAGCCTTCAGTAATCCTGAAGCTTAAAAAAGGCGGCAAAGTTGCTTCAAAGATGGACGGCGGTTACATGCCTATGCAATCTACTATGCCTGCTCAAGCACCAGCAATGGCAAGTGCTCCTATGGGCATGGCTCCTAAAAAGCCTTCAATGATGGCTCGTCGTAAAGCGATGAACCCTATGATGATGGCCAAAAAAGGTGGCAAGGCTGACATGCATGAAGATGCCGCTCAAGATCGCGCAATGATCAAGAAGGCTATGGCTGGCAAGAAGTTCGCTTCTGGTGGCGCAATCGATAAAGATGAAACCAAAACTACCATCAAAGGTAATGCTGGTAAGTTCGTTAATACCAAAGTTGTTGATGGTGACAAGACCGATAAGGCTTCTGGCACCAAAGGCATCAAGGAAAAGAACGCTGGTGGCTTCAAAAACGGTGGCACCATTGAAGGCAATGCAGGCAAGTTTTTGAACACCAAAGTGGTGGACGGCGACAAGGCTGACAAGGCTTCTGGTACTGGTGGCGTCAAGATGGGCAACGCTGGTGGCTACAAAAAAGGCGGCAACGTCAATTGGGAAAACCGTCCTGCTGACACAGCAAAAGCTGGTGTTACTAACGCAACCACTGGTGGCGTGAAGAACGGCAACGGCGGCGGCTACAAGAAGGGTGGTTCAACAAAAAAAGCCTACGCGACGGGGGGTACTGTTGATTCAGGCAAACCCGTCGCTATGCCACGCAAGCCTGTGTCACGTCCAGTGGCAAACAGCTTGCAGTCTGGCACCTTTGCTAAAGGTGGTGAGGTTAAAAAAAAAGAGGATAAACCCAATCTTCGATTGATTAAGACCCATACTGGCCCAAAAGGCCATGTAGCTAAAGTTTACAAAGACCGTGATTGGGAAGAGTACAGAACCAAGTTCTACTCACCTGAAGGTAAGCATCTAAGCGAAGGTGATTCACACACCGACGACCTAGAAGATGCTCACATGACGGCCAAGCACGAAGTAAACAGAGGCTACGCCAAAGGTGGCAAGGCTAAGAAGTATGCTGAAGGTTCTTCCGTTACCCCCGCTGGTGATCCCAAAGTGGTTACAGACAAAGCAAGCCGTGAGCTTGAAGACGCGCTGAACCCTTTGAGCATGATCAAAGAAGGTTACGGAAAGATCAAAGACTACTTCACTAGCAAGCCAGCACCCGCAGGTAGCGTTACAAAAACTGAGAAATCAGTGACGGTGGCGCCCCGCAAACGCGGCGGAAGAGCATAAACTGAGTGGGGGGCTACGTGCCCCCTACTTTTAATTGGAGATATATATGGCTATAACAGCTACATCACAAACATTGTTTGATGGCGAAAGAATTGCCATCATGAAGTTTTACGCAACCATGAGCGCAACTGAAAATGAGTCTGCTGTTGTCAAGGTAAATCCTTCAACGTTGACTGCATCTGCCGCTGGCGGAGCTTGTGACGCCGTTACCATCTTAAAAGTGACGGCGTTGACTCATGGACTTGAAGTTCAAATGAATTGGGTAGCTACGGCTCCCGTTGTAATTGAAACTATCCCGCAAAACAATGCGTATACGCAAGACTATTCCAAAATTGGCGGTTTAAACAATAATTCTGGCGCTGGAAAAACGGGTTCAATTTCGTTTACTACGCTTGATGGATCTGCTGGTGATTCGTATACCGTAGTTTTAGAAATGCAAAAGCATTACGTCAATCCATACGCTTAAGGATAATCATGCCATTGATCAAATCAAAATCTGACAAAGCTTTTAAGTCCAACATCAAGGCAGAAATGGCCGCAGGCAAGCCCCAAAAGCAAGCCGTGGCGATCGCTTACAGCACCAAGCGTGCGGCCAAGAAAGCTGTTGGTGGTCGTGCTTCTGTCAATCCAATGGACTATGACAGCGATGAGGACTATTACAACTCGCTTAAAGCAAAAGGTATAAAAGCCCCTCGCCCATACACTCAAGCGGATCGTGAGGCGATACGTACTGGCTCTATGTATAAAGCCAAACAAGAAAAAGAAAAGGCTGACAACGCGGCTTTTTACGCTAAAAATGCTCAGAAGAATGCTGAGTATGACAAGCGTATTCTTGCGCAAGTAAATGAGCGCCGTAAAGCTTCTGGTGATACACCACTGGATAAGCTTCCAAATAGAAAGTCTGGCGGCAATGTCAAGAAAACTAACTCTTGTTGGTAAGGAAATATCATGGCAACAATTGCATCATTGGCAGGTTTAATGGGTGGCTCGGACGCTGGCGCTATGACTCCTGCCGCTCCTCAATCAATTGATTCAGGCACTGGTAGCGGAGGCGGAATAGGTCTTGGTGGTACTGGTGCTGGTGGTTCTGCGCAAGATGGCCTTGGCCAAGTTAACAGTGGAGCTTCCACGATTGCTAGTGCTATCGGCCAAGCTCAAAACGCATTAGGTAGTGGAGGTGGTGGATCAATGGCCATTGAAGGCAACAAAGCTTTTAAAAAAGGTGGTTCTGTAAAAAAGAATTACACCAATGGCGGAAAAATCAATCTTGATGCCTGCGGTGTCTCGACATCGTCAAAAGGCAAAAAGAACTCTGGTTGGTAAACCATGGCTAAACAAGGACTATATGCAAACATTCATGCAAAACAGCAAAGAATTGCTGAAGGCTCTGGCGAAAAAATGCGCAGAGTTGGTAGCAAAGGCGCGCCTAGTGCTGATGCCTTCAAAGAGTCAGCAAAAACCGCCAAAATGAAAGATGGCGGTGTAAGCCTAGCTGTTGGTCGTGGTGAAAAACTATCGACAAAACAAGGCGCAGGGCTTACAAAAAAAGGTAGAGAAAAGTACAATCGAGAAACAGGTTCAAACCTCAAAGCACCACAGCCTCAAGGCGGCGCACGCAAGGATTCCTTTTGTGCACGTATGAGCGGTGTTGTGGAGCACGCTAAGGGCGATGCACCAAGGGCAAAAGCCTCTTTGAAGCGATGGAATTGCTCTGGTTGGTAAAGGAATAACATGGCTTATAGCGGCACCGTTGGACAAACAGTAGTCACCGTTCAAAATCTAATTGACAACGGTGCGCGACGTGCTGGGAAATTGGCTGAGGAACTGACGGTTGAGCAAGTACAAAGCGCAAAGCAATCGCTGTTCTTTTTACTAAGCAACCTGATTAACCAAGGTATCCAGTACTTTGCCATCAAAAAGTACGTATACGGCCTGCAACCAAACAAGTATGAGTACACCCTACCTGATGGCGGTGTAGACGTCTTAAACGCTCTTTATAGGTGGATGACACAGCCTACTGGTACCTACACCTCAAGTGCAGGCGGAACAGCCTCAAACGTGGCAGACGACGACACAACAACTTATTGCCTACAGACAAGTGCTAATGGCAACATCGTAGTCAACTACGGAACAAACAACCCACAGTACATTGGCTCTATTGGATTGATGCCATACATTGCTGGTGGTGGATCTGCGACGTGGAGCTACCGCTACCAATCATCTATTGATGGAACAAATTGGACAACGCTATACACAGCAACCGCGGTGACGGTGACGGATGGGCAGTGGATATGGGAAGACATAGACCCCGGCGCAAACGTCCTGTACTACCGCATACAAGCCTTCGGCACCACCACGCTAGGCGTGCGTGAGTGGTACTTAGGCGTGAACTCTACTGAGATCACCATGGCTCGGTTGAACCGAGATGACTACACCAACTTACCAAACAAGAACTTTACGGCCAATCAGCCTTTCCAGTTCTGGTTGAACCGCACGATTCCTAATGCAACTATCACTTTGTGGCCAACACCACAGAGCGCGTTCTATCAAATGACTGTCTGGTATTCCAGCCAAGTTGAAGACGTGGGCGCCTTAGATGGCCAATTGGCTATACCTGATCGCTGGTTATTGGCTATACAAAGCATGCTAGCTCATCAAATGAGCTTGGAGTTACCTGCGGTTGATCTAGCGCGCATCCAGTATCTAGAAGCGCAAGCGGAAAAGTATTTCATCATGGCTGAGCAAGAAGAGCGCGACAAGTCGCCTATCTACTACTCACCAAACATCAGCGTCTATACAAGGTAAGAATGCCTAGGTTTTTAGACACTACAGGCAATGCATCGATAGCGATATTTATCTGCGACAGGTGCAAGATGAAGCGCGCGATCGTGGAGGAGATGCCCGATCCGAATTTCCCCGGCCTGCGAGTCTGCCAACAAGGCTGTGCTGATGAGAAAGATCCCTATCGTTTGCCTGCCCGTAAGACAGAGAAGATAACGCTTCGTTTTCCACGTCCTGACGTTTCAGTGGCCGTGGATCCTGACGCAATCATCACAACAGGCAATAATCAGTACGATTTATCACCTGAACAAAACACTCAAACGCCTTCCAACAACGGAAACCTTGACACTTTGAGTCCATCACCGGGGCAGTAAACACGACATGGCCAATATAACCATCACCCAACTACCAACCGCGTCAGCTTTGACGGGTTCTGAGCTTGTACCTGTTGTTCAAAGCGGCGTAACGGTACAAACCACCACTGGCGCAATCTCTGGTGCTGGTGCCCTCAACTACCCATTTTTGACTGTTGGATCAACTTCTGGTTTAACACAAGCACGCTATCTAACCGCTAACACTGGTTTGTCTCTTACTGATAATGGCGCTGGTACTACTCTGCGCATCAACATGACTGGCACCGCGGCCAGCTTGAATGGTGCTAGCACAGGAATCATTGTCAAAGACAGCGCCAGCACGGTTGTAAACCGCCAAATAACGGTTGGTTCAGGCATGACCGTCTCAAATGGCGATGGTATCTCTGGTAACCCTGTAATTGGGCTTAGCCAGCTTCTACAAAACATCTCTAGCACCACCGCAGTTGGCCTGTTAACGGTTAACGGAAACACTGTTACAGCGACCACAATCGTTGGAACTACTAATCAGATTGGTGTTACTACAGGAAATGGCATAGGTGGGTCACCAACAATAGCGTTGGCGAGTAACCCAGTGGTGCCCGGCACCGCGGCCATCACCATCCCTAGCGGCACTACCGCTCAGCGTGCAGGCTCAAACGGCGCATTTCGCTACAACACCACCACAGCAACCTTTGAAGGCTATGCAAACGGTGCGTGGGGCTCGATTACTACAGGTACAGGTGTTACCTCAGTTGCTACTGGAACTGGCCTTACAGGTGGCCCTATCACCTCCACAGGCACCATTTCAATTGACAACACCACAGTAACTGCTGGATCATATGGTTCATCTTCTTCTGTGGGCACGTTTACTGTCAACGCACAAGGTCAACTGACTGCCGCGGCAAGCGTATCAATTACTGCAAGTGGCATCGGTGCAGTTGCATCGGTAAGCGGAACGGCGAATGAAATTACAGCATCAGGCTCAACAAACGTCACATTGAGCCTGCCAAGTGCTTTAACGTTTACAGGTAAAACAGTCACTGGCGGCGTGTTTAACATGACAACCGCAACCGTTGGCTCGGATACGGTTACAACAAACACTGCAACACAAACGCTGACCAATAAGACTATCAGTGGTGCATCTAACACGCTGAGCAACATCGGTAACTCCAGCCTAACAAATAGTTCAGTGACAGTTGGAACAACCAGTATTGCACTGGGTGCAACTTCACTTACTTTGGGTGGGTTGACTTCTGTAGCGGTTACACAAGATCCAGTATCTGCTTTGCAGTTGGCCACCAAGCAATACGTAGATTCTGTTGCCCAAGGTTTAGATGCAAAAGCATCTTGCGTATATGGCACTACAGGCAACATCACTTTGTCTGGTTTGGCGACCCAAGGTAATGGTGATTGGACGTCTACTCTGACTGCTGGCGATCGCATCTTGGTTAAGAGCCAGACTTCAAGCCAGTTCAACGGTATCTATTTGGCTAACGCCAGCACATGGACGCGCGCTCTTGACATGGATACTTGGGCAGAAGTTCCAAGTTCATTTGTGTTTATTGAGTCTGGAACTACTTTAGCGGATACAGGCTGGGTCACTACAGCAAATGCTGGTGGAACAATCGACGTGACTGTAATGCCTTGGGTTCAATTCTCAGGCGCAGGCACATATACCGCAGGTACTGGCCTGACATTGACTGGTTCTCAGTTCAGCCTTACAGCACCTGTCACAGCCGCTCTGGGTGGATCTGGATATACCAGCTACGCAACAGGCGATATGCTGTATGCATCCGCATCGACAACGCTATCCAAGTTAACGCTTGGTACAAGTGGCTACGTATTGACTGCTGGTGCCTCTGCACCTGCTTATGTAGCCCAAAGCACTTTGTCAGTTGGGTCTGCAACAAACGCAACGAACTCAACAAACACAGGCACAACAGTCGCTTCAAGTGGAGCCACAAACTATCTTGTTTTCAAGACGGCTACTAGCGGCAACCTGCCTGAATTGGTAAACTCATCAATAACTTGTAATGCCGCCAATGGCACAATTACAGGCGGCATTACTGGCGGCACGTTCTAAGGAAAAATTATGTCAGCAACAGGCTATACCCCAATATCGCTGTACTACAGCACGACAGCCGCGGCTGTTCCACTCAACACTAACCTTGTAAGTGGTGAGTTGGCTATCAACATCCAAGATGAAAAGCTGTACTTTAAAAATGCGGCTGGTACTGTTAAGTTGCTGGCATCAAATGCAACATCTGCTCCAGTGCTTTCATTCTCTGCTGGCACGACAGGTTTTACTCCAAGCTCTGCAACCTCTGGTGCAATCACGCTGGCTGGAACATTAGCTCCAACCAATGGTGGCACAGGACTAACAACCTTAGCAACTGGTTCTTTGACTTATGGTGCAGGAACAAGTGCGTTTAGCACCCTTGCAATAGGTACAGCAGGACAAATTCTGACCGTTAACTCTGGCGCTACGGCTCCTCAGTGGTCTACCTTGACTGGTGTGGCTGTCACGACCTTCTCTGCTGGTACAACTGGTTTTACGCCTTCTAGCGCAACTTCTGGCGCAATCACCTTGGCTGGTACTTTAGCGACCACTAACGGCGGTACAGGTCTGACATCGTTCACTTCTGGTGGGGCTTTATATGCAACCTCTACCAGCGTATTGGCGACAGGCACTTTACCCAATACAGCGGGTGGTACGGGTCAATCTAGTGCGTTTACACAGTACGGAATTACGTACGCAAGTACAACAACTGCGCTAGCTACAACAGCGGCAGGCACTACAACCACAGTCTTGCATGGAAATGCTTCTGGCGCCCCAACTTTTGGCGCAGTGTCTTTAACTGCTGACGTATCTGGCATTTTGCCTATTGCTAACGGTGGTACAGGCGCATCCACTTTGGCTGGTGCAAACATTGCCTTGATCAATACAGCACAAACATTTTCAGCAACTCAAACATTCAATGGCTCCAGTTCAACCGAAGCCATGAAGATTTTGAACATTGCCGAACCTGCAAACGTAGTCGGTTCAGCCCCATCAGCAACGACTAACTTCTACGTCAACAGCGGTTCAGTTCAGTACTACACAACCAACGCCGCCAACAACTGGACATTGAATATTGCTTTCTCGTCTGGCACTTCGCTCAATACTGCGATGGCTACGAACGATTCAATCTCAATCACTATGTTAGCAACCCAAGGTTCTACTGCCTACTACAACTCTGCTGTGACGATTGACGGCACATCTGTTACTCCTAAGTGGCAAGGTGGAACAGCACCTACAAGTGGAAATGCAAGTGGCATAGATAGTTACACATATGTAATTTTGAAGACCGCATCTGCAACATACACCGTTCTTGCTTCTCAAACCAAGTTCGCATAAGGATAACTAATGCCTCGTTTATCCAAGATTGGAGCCGCCGCACTAGCCGCCTTTGGGTGGACAGGACTGCAATCGGTTACTGCTAACTTTTTAGTTGTCGCTGGCGGTGGTGGTGGCGGAAGAAGAAGTGGTGGTGGAGGTGGAGCAGGAGGTTATCGAACTTCTGCGGGAACATCTGGCGGCGGTGCATCTGCGGAATCTACATTAGTGCTTTCAACCAGCGTTACTTACACGGTCACAGTAGGCGCTGGCGGTGCGGCGGCAACGACTAACGCAGTTAATGGTGACAACGGCTCTAATTCTGTTTTTTCAACAATAACCTCAGTGGGCGGCGGTGGCGGCGTTTCGTTTTCCTCATCTACTGGTGGTTCAACTGGCGGTTCTGGTGGTGGCGGTGCGTATACAAACAACACGGCTGGCTCTGGAACAGCAAATCAGGGTCGAAGCGGCGGTAACGGAACAACGGTAGAGTCTGCCGCTTCTGGCGGTGGTGGCGGTGCTAGTACCCAAGGAACGGCGGCTAGTGGTACAACGGCGGGCGCTGGTGGCAACGGTGTAGCATCATCTATCTCTGGTTCTTCTGTAACTTACGCTGGCGGTGGCGGTGGTGGTGGAGAACTTGGCAGTAATGCATCAGGTGGCTCTGGAGGCGGTGGTGCTGGGTCAAGCACTAGCGGAGTTTCTGCAATAAATGGAACTGCCAATACGGGTAGTGGAGGGGGAGGTGGTAGTGCCTATAGCAATCCAGTAGGCGCTGGCGGCTCTGGCGTAGTCATCATTTCATACCCTGCCCCACAACAGTTTGGTGGTGGAGTAGTCACTACAAGTGGCTCTAATGTTATTCACACATTCAATACATCAGGAACATTGACTCCTTTGTCTTCTTTGACAGCGAGTTATTTGATTGTTGCTGGTGGCGGTGCTGGTGGTGTAAACCAAGGTGGTGGCGGTGGAGCAGGAGGCTTGCTTACAGGCTCTGGCTTAACCATTGATACCAACTCAAACTATGTTGTAGTTGTTGGTGCTGGTGCTACTCAAACGGGTAATAACGCCACTACAGCCAATGGTGGTAATTCTTCTTTTAGCATGGTCACAACTGCCGCAGTAGGCGGTGGTGGTGCTGGTGGTTACACAACCAATGGTGCTTCTGGCGGTTCTGGAGGCGGAGGCGGCGGCGCAAACGGTAGTGCTAGTAGTTACGCAGGCGGTGCTGGCACATCTGGTCAAGGCTTCGCTGGAGGTACAGGTACTGCTGTAGGTGTCTACACCGCAGGCGGTGGTGGCGGTGCTTCTGCTGTCGGTGCTAATAGCACAATAACTGTTGGTGGTAACGGAGGTGCAGGTACTGCATCATCTATATCAGGCACATCAGTTACATACGCAGGTGGCGGTGGTGGTGGTGTTTATGCTCCAGCAGGACAAACCCCCGGCTCTGGTGGAGCAGGTGGTGGTGGCACAGGTGGTGGAACTACAGGTGCTGTTGCTGGAACTAACGGAACTGCCAATCTTGGCGGTGGCGGAGGCGGTGGTGCTGGTAGTGGAGGTCTTGGAGGCAACGGTGGCTCTGGCGTTGTAATCATCTCTTACGCAGGTGCTACACAGCAAATGGCTGGTGGTACTGTGACTATCTCTGGTGGTAATGTCATTCACACATTCACATCAAGTGGATACCTGACACCAATCAAGTATGTAAACAACTCTTTGCGTTTCCGTTCTAGTGCTAGTGCTTATTTGAATAGAACGCCTGCAACTTCCTCTAACCGCAAGACTTGGACATGGAGTGCTTGGGTAAAACGAGGAACATTAAGTTCTGGGTATCCAGTTTTGTTTATGGGTGGTGCAACCCAAACAGATACAGGCGCAACTTGTATTACTTTTGCACCAAATGACAGAATTTATGTCCAAGGTTACAACACAAATTGGATAATTTCAAATGGTTCATATAGAGACCCAGCGGCTTGGTATCACATTGTTGTTGCAATGGATAGCACACAAGCAACTGCAACTAATAGGCTTAAATTGTATGTAAATGGTTCTGAAGTATCTTATAGCACCTATAACAACTTAACTCAAAATACTGATTACGGAATTAACCAAGCCGCATCACATACTATTGCTTATCAATCGGTAGCATTTGGAAATACATATTTTGACGGATACATGACCGAAATCAATTTAATTGACGGTCAACAGTTAACACCAAACAGTTTTGGAACATTCAATTCTTATGGTGTATGGCAACCCATCACCTATGGTGGTTCGTATGGTACTAACGGCTTCTACTTGCCTTTTACGGGCGGGTCTTCTTACTATGGAACATTCAATGGTTCAAACCAGTATTTGCAAGCCACATTACCTGCCACACTGACAGCGGCTTTTACTGTTGAGTTTTTTCTTTATAGAAGTGGAACAGGTAATCAGTTCTGTTTTACTTTGGGTGATAGCAACACAAGCACTGGACTTGAATACTATATTGGCACAACTGGAACAGTTAACAATGTTTATTCCAATGGCGCTCAAATTTCAACTACCTCAAATGTTCCAACAGCAAATGGTTGGAGTCATGTGGCAATTACTAGAGATTCCAGCAATGTAGTTAGGTTATTTGTCAATGGAACGCAAGCAGGTAGCACATGGACAAGCGCTTCAGCGTTTTCTAGCACACTAAGAATTGGTGTTGAATACTACAACAGCGCAATCACAGGTTATGTAAATGGTAATGTGTCTAACTTTAGGGTTGTTAACGGCACTGCGGTTTATACAAGTAACTTTGTGCCTCCAACATCTGCGTTAACTGCTGTCTCTGGTACATCAATACTGACTTTGCAAAGTTCAACAATCATTGACAACAGCGGAAACTCTTTGTCAATTACGAACAACAACACAGTCACAACGGTTCAAGCCTATCCATTTACCATGCTGGCAAATCAGTCCAAGGACTACAGCCCCAATGGCAATAACTGGACAAATAACTACATTGGTGTAGTTGCAGGTTCAACGCTTGATGTAATGACCGATGTACCAACACTAACAAGTGCGACAGCGGCTAATTATGATGTGTTAAATGCGATTGCTATAGTAAGCCCAACGGCTTCAATATCTGATGGGAATTTGACGGCTACTGTGGGAAGAACAGGAGTTACTGGTCTTTACTCAACTATGGGTTTGGCTTCTGGTAAATTTTATTGGGAAGTTACTTATAACTCTGGGTATGCAAATGCCTTATGCGTTGGTGTAAACCAAGTTGGAAATATTAGCACTTCAGCAGGAGCAGGACTTTTTACAGTTAATAGCGTTGGTTATTATGGTGGTAGCGGTAATGTTTACAACAACAGTAGTTCGCCTACTGCGTATGGTTCGGCTTATACATATGGAGATGTTGTTGGTGTTGCCCTTGATGCAACCGCAGGAACAATAACTTTTTACAAGAACAACACAAGTCAAGGCGCTCTCACCCTTCCAACACAAGTAAGCCCGTGGATGGCGGTTCTTGATAATGGCGCAAGTGGAGGAACCCAATCTGCGTCAATTAACTTTGGTCAACAGCCATTCAAGTACACCCCACCAAGCGGGTATTTGGCTGTCAACACCTATAACCTATAAGGAACAAGAAATGCCAACAACATATGCAATTCCTGATGGTCGTACTGTGATGGCGGCTACGACTTATACGGGTACAGGTGCAAGCCAAACTCTCAATAACTCAGTAAATGGCGTTGCCTTCCAACCAGATTTAATTTGGACAAAAAGCCGTGGAAGTGCTGGCAACCACAGTTGGATTGATTCTGTGCGCGGAATAACTCTTCAACTGTCAACAACTGCCGCTGGTGGTGCTGGAACAGCCGCAGAAGTAACAGATGCTACTGAAATTACAGCAATTACATCTACTGGATTTACTGTTGGAACTAGTAGTGGTGCGGGTTATTCAACAAACGGAAGTACAGTTACTTATATAGGCTGGCAATGGAAAGCAGGTGGTACAGCCGCATCAAACACTTCTGGTTCTATTGCTTCATCTGTAAGTGCAAACACTACTGCTGGCTTTAGCGTGGTGACTTATACGGGTACAGGTGCTAACGCTACTGTGGGGCATGGTTGCCAAGTTAATGGCGTTGCAACTGCTCCAAGCATGATAATTTGTAAAAGTAGAGGTGTTTCAGATTGGGCTGTTTATCACATAGTAACCACTGCGGCTGGTGTTCTTTGGTTAAATTTAACTAATAATTATGGGGCATATAGTGCCGCATGGAATAGTACAACACCAACACCGTCAGTATTTTCTGTTGGAACTGCTGATGCAACAAATAAGGTTTCAACAGGCACGGTAGCATATTGTTTTGCCGCAGTAGCAGGGTATTCGGCTTTTGGCTCATACACAGGAAATAACAGCACTGATGGCCCGTTTGTATACCTTGGATTTAGACCCCGATGGATTTTAATAAAATGTTCATCAGCAAGTTTAACCAATTGGCATTTACAAGATACATCACGCTCTCCATACAATGCGGCAAATAATCTTTTATTTCCAAATTTAACCAATGGAGATTACACAACTGCTGGCGTTGAAATTGATATTTTAAGTAATGGTTTCAAAATAAGAGATACAAATGCTGATTACAACGCATCGGGCGCAACATTTGTATACGCCTGTTTTGCTGAAAACCCTTTTAAATACGCTAACGCTCGATAAGGAGAACACATGAGCCACTATGCAAAAGTAGAAAACGGTATCGTCACGCAGGTGATTGTTGCTGAAGAAGACTTTATTCAAACAGGCGCTTTGGGCGACCCTGCTGGATGGATTCAAACTTCATACAACACCCACGGTGGACAACACCCAGAGGATAGACCACTGCGTAAGAACTACGCAGGTATTGGTTACGCCTATGACTCAGGACGGGATGCGTTTATTCCTCCACAGCCATATCCATCATGGACGCTGAATGAAGACACTTGTTTGTGGAATTGCCCTGTGGCTATGCCTACAGAAGGTGGGCCATTCACTTGGAATGAAGAAGCCCAGACTTGGGATACGGTAACTGTTTAAAACAACTAGGAGAGACGCATGGAAAAACTACAAGTATCAACACAACTTTTGAACCAGATCATGGGCTACTTGGGCACACGCCCATACCAAGAAGTGTTTCAACTGATTGAGGCTATTCAGGCTGAGGCCAAGAACCAGCCCTCGGTTGAACCGACCGCTGAAGATCATGAGTGATATACACGAGCTTGCAACTGAGACGGACAAGAAACTGGCCGTTCACGAAGCAATTTGTGCGTCCCGTTATGAGGCTATCCAAAAGCGCTTTGACGACGGTTCCAAGCGTATGCAACGTATTGAGTACATCTTGTACTTGATCGCGGCTATGACGCTATTTGGGTCTACCAATGGTGCTGAATTGTTGATGAAGCTACTTGTGAAGGTGTAAACCATTGACCCATTTAGCCTCTTACTCTTGGCGCAAAGTGCAGTCTCCGCCATCAAGGCAGGTTGCGACATGCTCCATCAGGGGCGTATGGAGATCGAAGGCGCTAAAAAGACTGTTGAACAGGCTATTGGCGACGTCAAAGCCATTAAAGGTGTCTGGGACTGGTTCATTGGTTTGTTCACAACCAAGCCCACCGCCGATGCTACCAAGCCTGTGGCGAAAAAGAAAATCGCCGCCCAGCAACAGTCCTACAACGAGTTGGAAGCTAAGCTCTTCAACGACATTGGACTCCAACTTGGAACTCTCTTTGACGTACAACAGCAGATCAACGATCACTACCATGCACTAGAAGAAGAATCAAAGAACAAGTTTAACCCTGAGCAAAACACCAGCAAAAAAGCGATCGAGAGGGTGCTTATTGAGCTTCAGCTTGAAGATTTGATGCAGGACGTCAGAGAGATAATGGTGTACGCACCTCCTCAGCTTAAAAATCTGTACAGCAGGTTTTTAGTAATGCATGGAAAGATTGAGCGTGAGCAGGAATGGGCTAGGTCTGAGATGGTGCGCAGGGCTAGGTTGGCTAGGTGGCGCAAGGAACAGGATGAAATTTGGGTCATTGAAACAATAAGTGGGGTAATTGCCGTGATGTTCATATCAATGTTTTTTGGGTGGCTAATGTGGCAACTACGAAGCTGGTCTATTGGATATTGATAGGAGTAGCCATATGCATCATTGTTGGAGTTACTTCGATGGCATATGTGGAAACCCTGTATATGCGCGCCCAACTCAAGCAAGAGATGAAAGAGCTACGCAAACTTAAACGTGAACTAAAGGAAAGCAAATGATGACACTATTTTCAACCCTACTGTCTTTCCTGATGGGCGGTTTACCTAAGCTGATGGACTTCTTTCAAGACCGTGCTGATAAGAAGCATGAACTAGCCTTGGCGGCCATGCAGACTGAGCGTGAACTGACCTTAAAGAAGGCTGGCCTAGAAGCCCAAGAGCGCATCGAGCACATACAGACTGAGCAGGTGCAGATCAACGCTGAAGTCACCAACAACCAAACTGCCATGCAGGAGCGCCAAGCCCTGTATGCGCACGATATTGCTATCGGTCAGGGTGCTAGCCTATGGGTAATCAACGCACGCGCTATGGTGCGTCCTGCCATAACCTATGGGATGTTTATTTTGTTTGCCTTTGTAGAGATCTTTGGCTTTTGGTTTGCGTATCACAAGGAAGTGCCGTTTGATGTGGCTCTAGACCTGCTGTGGGATAACGAGACACAGATCATTTGGGCATCTGTGGTGTCATTCTGGTTTGGCACGCAAGCATTTGGCAAGAAATGATATTAAATCAAGGCAAAGTGGCTGGTGGTTTGGTAGAAGAACTGCTTGAAGTCATACACAAGTACGATGAAACTTTGTACATGGCAACAGTTATTGGTGCTTTGGAATTGGTTAAACAACAACTAATCCAAGACAGCATCGAGGAAGAAGAATGAACATCAGCGCCCTTTGTATTGAGGATATAAAACACCATGAGGGGGTAAGGCAGAAGCCTTATCGGGACTCGGTGTACCTCTGGACAGTGGGCGTTGGACACTTGATGTATGACTCACAGGCTAGGTTGCCTGTAGACCAAAGGGCGGCAGTTCAACTGCTTCCAGAAGATAACCGCGTGTACCCGATGGAGGAAGTCGATGCAATTCTTAGAGCAGATTTGGCTCGTTTTGAGCGGGGTGTATCAACTCTATGCCCAGTTCAACTTACCCAAGGTAACTTCGATGGTCTTGTATCTTTTAGCTTTAATGTTGGTCTGGGAACACTACAGCGTTCAACCCTGCGTCAGAAGGTTCTTCGCGGGGATATTGAAGGTGCGGCAGACGAATTCTTGAAGTACAACAAGGCTGGTGGCAAAGTCTTAAAAGGACTTGTGACCAGACGCAATGACGAGCGTGCGCTTTTTCTGTCATAGGGTTGCCGCCATCATCAGGTAATGGGACAATAGGGTATATATAAAGGGCAATTATGGCAACGACACCATCATGGGTGATGACATACGACTCACTGACGAGCACGGTGCTTCAGTACCTTGAGCGTAGTGATCCTGCTGTCGTCGCCGCCATCCCCACATTCATCACCTTGTGCGAGTTTGAAATTGCGCAGGAAATCAAGACTTTGGGTCAGTTAACCGTTGCCAACGCAACAGTTACTCCAAGTGAGCCTACATTGGCTAAACCTGCGCGCTGGCGTAAAACGGTATCCATGAGTATCAATAATGGTACGACGACGGAACCCGTCTTCTTGCGTAAGTTTGAATACCTCAAGAATTACTGGCCAAACGTGAGTAGTACAGGTTTGCCTAAATATTACGCAGATACTGATTATGAGCATTGGTATTTGGCCCCTACGCCAGATCAGGCGTATGACTTTGAGGTTCTGTACTACGAGCGTATAGCGCCTTTAAGCTCAACAAACCAGACCAACTGGCTTACCCAGTACGCACCCAATGCGATGCTGTACGGAACCCTGTTGCAGGCGATGCCGTTCTTGAAGAACGATGCGCGTGCGATATTCCAGCAAAAATACACCGAAGCCATTACCGCACTGAAGACGGAAGACGTCGCACGTGTTGGTGATCGTTCAGCTATAGCCGTGGACTCTTAACATGACAACATACCTAAATCCCTACACAGGACAGACTATCAACCCATCTCAGGTGGGCTATGAATACATCTCCCTGACCGCTGATACAGAACTACAGTGGCCAATCAACGGCAACACTTCAGACGTTGTCGCCAACATCATTGAGGTCGCGCCATCTGCCGCAGGCTTCAAGTTGATCATGCCACCTGCAACTCAGGTGTCTGATGGCCAAAGCGCTTTGATAAGAAACGTAGGCGCCTATCCTTTTACAGTAGTTAAAAACACCAACTATGCAACGATTGTGTCTGTTGCCTCTGGCGTAGCTGAATACGTCTATGTGACCAATAACACCACTGTTCAAGGTACATGGTCAACCGTGACATTTGGTACAGGCACTTCAGCCGCAAACGCCGCTGACTTAGCTGGATATGGCTTAACCCCAATCAGTACAACGCTCAACCAATCGTACCCCCTGACAAGCATTTTTTCTAACTACACGATGACCAATGTAGATAGGGCATCTTTCCTTGTCTGGCAAAGTGGTGCAGGCAACATGACATTGCCATCTGCATCTAGCGTAGGTAATAACTGGTTTGTGATGATTCGCAACAACGGTACAGGCATCTTGACCGTTTATCCAGCGGGTTCAGACACCATCGACAACAACGCACAAGCTCAGCTTCAACTGTCTGAATCGTTTGTGCTTGTCTCTAACGGATCTACAGGCTACAACTCTTACGGATATGGCCAATCAGCAACGTTTGTATTTACCCAGCTAAATAAGGTGGTTACTGGCGGTACGGTAACCCTGAGCGTGGTTGAGGCATCTAGCTTGATCCAAGAGTACACAGGTGTTTTGACCTCAAACTGTATTGTGATTTTGCCGCCTACAGTTCAACTGTACTCATTGCAAAATAAGACTACAGGCTCTTTTACGCTGACGTTTAAAACAACTTCAATTGGAGCAACAACGGTTAGTCTTCCGCAAGGGCAAACAATTATTGCTATTTGCGATGGAACAAACGTCTATAACGCTCAGACGTCTACATCAAGCACGATTGTTGCCCTAACAATTGGTAACGGTTCTGCGGCGGCTCCATCGCTTTCGTTCTCTGGCGACGCTACTACAGGTTTGTACTTGGCGGCGAGTGGACAGCTAGGGTTCTCTGCGGCTGGATCAAATGGGATGACATTGTCATCAAGTGGTTTGGCGGTGCCTAATGGTATTGCTGGGGGTACGTTTACATGACGGCAAAGGTTGTTGCTCTCCAGATCAAACCGGGCATCCAACGCGATGGCACCGTCTTCAACGCCCCTACGTATACCAGTGGCCAGTGGGTGCGTTTCCAAAACGCCTTACCCCGCAAGATAGGTGGCTACCGCGGCATCTTTTTGAACGCATCTGGCATATCGCGTGGCATGACCATGAGTTCTACCAATGGTTTGAACTACGTCATCTCTGGCACAAACAACAAGCTTCAGCAGTGGGCAACAGACAATGATGATGGCATCGGATCTGGCCCAACTGATTACACGATGACTGGTTTTACTTCAAGCGCCAACAACTTGTGGCAGTTTGATATTGGTTATGACTCGCAGGGAGCGGGGGTAAATAACCTGATTGCGCACGCAGGACAAAACCTTGCCAACATCGACAGCATCGACAACACTCGCCCCTTGTATGGGCCATTTCCTGCCACCACTTTAGCTCCTGTAGGCGTTTTTACTGCTTCTGGAGTTACTAAGTCAGGTTCCAAGCTGGTCACATTTGCCGCCACTAATACCGCTATTGGTGCAGGCGTATCCGTCACTGGAAGTGGAATTCCATCAAGCACCACAGTAACGGCGGTTCAATCAATCTCCTACGGTGCAATTGGTGTAGTTTCCATCAATACAGTTGGATCAGGCTACACCAATGGAACGTATACAAGCGTACCCTTAATTGATAGTTATCTCAAAGGCTCTGGAGCTACTGCAACCGTTGTCATAAGTGGCGGTGTAGTTACTACGGTAACTCTGACAACGGGTGGATCAAACTACGTTGCTCTAGACACTTTTACAGTAGCCGCCGCATCTGTAGGTGGAACTGGTAGTGGATTTCAGGGCACCATTGGAGCATTAGCTTCAACGTCTGCAACTTTATGGACAGCATTTTTAAGTAATGCGGCAACAGCATCTGCAACAGTTACTTTGAGCTTTGACGCAAACGTATCAGTGTCTGGTGGCGTGGTGATGCTTCACCCTTACCTATTTGTGTACGGCAACTACGGACTGATCAAGAACAGTTCAGCAGGAAACTTCAATGACTGGGTGTCTGCGGATGCCAATGAGACGTCTGTATCGACTGGTAAGGTGATCAAAGGTCTACCACTGCGCGGTGGTACTACATCGCCTGCTGGCCTGTTCTGGACGCTAGATTCCGTGGTACGGGTCACCTATTCACCCTCCACCGTTAACGGAATCAATTACTTCTGGAAGTATGACTTGATCACCAGCCAAAGCTCGATCATGTCTAGTCAGTGCGTCATTGAGTATGACGGAATCTTCTATTGGGCTGGAACTGATCGATTCTTGATGTACAACGGTGTTGTGCAAGAAGTACCTAATACGCAGAACATGAATTGGTTCTTTGACAACTTGAACTACAACCAGCGCCAAAAGGTGTGGTGTACGAAAGTGCCGCGTTGGGGTGAGATATGGTGGTTCTACCCACGTGGGGATGCAACAGAGTGCAACGATGCAATCATCTACAACGTAAGGGAAAAGACGTGGTACGACGCGGGACAGTCGCCCGGCGCGTACCGCTCCGCAGGCACTTTCTCCGAAGTCTTCCGCCAACCTATCTGGGCTGGTAATGAAGAGAACAACATTGGCACCTACACCTTGTGGCAACACGAGACAGGCACCAACCAGATCTACCTGAACTTTGTAGATGCGATTGACTCATACTTTGAGACGCCACCGCTAGGAACGTATGCAGGATTGGTGGGCTCGACGGCGCAACCGGGCGACAACGTCTGGACGCGCTGTGAGAGAGTTGAGCCTGACTTTGTGCAGTCAGAGCAGATGTACTTGATCGTCACTGGTAAAGGCTATGCTGATGATGTAGATCAGCCTTCAGATCCCTACTACTTTGACCCTGACACCTTGAAGGTAGACATGCGTGAGCAACGTCGTGAGATGCGCCTGCGTTTTGGTTCTAACACCTTTAACGGCAACTATTTCATGGGTAAGGTGCTTTTGAGCCTCGATACAGGCGACGTTCGCGGAACAGGCAATCCATAATGTTGACGTATGACCCTCGCGGCATGGAATGGCCACTTTACTGTAGCTTGATGGCGGAACTGTTTTCGTCAAACGACATCGGTACGGTGCCAGAAGAACGCTGGAGGGATTGGGTGGACGGTATCAACGGTATCGGCTACTTTGCACAATCTGCTATACCTGACCAAAGGCTATTTGACTCATGGCAGGAATGGGCTGAGCAAATGGTTGGAATAATGAATTTACAGGCGTAGAGTCATGGCAATAAAACAAATGACAACTCAAGAAATCGTTCGAGATAGCGATGAATTACGCGGCTCCGATGCTGATTGGAAAAAGATTTACGCTGGCTTACATGAGTCGATTAAGTCCAATAAGTACAGAATTATGAGATGCAACAACACTTTGTTTTGGTACAAGATACTAGACCAAGGGTCTGCTCAGATGTTTATTTTCAATGCAGACACGCAAAAGAACTTTTTAAGAAATATGAAACAGTTTGCGGAAGCAATGAAAAATGCTGGCTTTCATACAGTGATGGGAATTACCACAAACCCGCAATTGTTTACCATGATTTCTCGCATGGGAATTCAAATTGAAGTTGAAGACGCTGGCGTTGATGCTCAAAACCGCCCTTTGTATAAGGGGGTAGCACATGTGTGATCCAGTACAAGAAGCAAGTAATGCGTTTACTACTGCTGAAGATCTTGGCCAGACTGCAATTGACACGGTAGTAAAAGCGCCTGAGAAAATTCTTAAAACGGCTCAAACAATTGTTAGAACTGCTAACACTGCTGTTGATAACATCATAAGGAACCCACTTCCTACTATCGAAGTTGCTGTTTTGGTGGCTATGGGTGTGCCTCCAATTATTGCATCCTCTGCTGTAACTGCCGCGAATGGTGGAAGCATGGAGAAGATTGCTCTAAGCGCCGCTACAGCTTTTGCCGCCGCAGAGATTGGCAATCAAGTTGGAGAGCAATACTCACCTATTGAAACTGAGACACTTAAACAGCTTGGCCCTCAGTACGCAGATGAAGCCCTGATCAAACAGATTGTTGTTAGCTCTTCTGGATCCGCCGCCGTAGCCGCTTTGAAGGGCGGTAGTTTTGAACAAGTATTGAAAGCCAGCGTATCTGGCTCTGTAGACGCATATATCAGCGACTCTTTAAAGTCTAGTGGATATAACAATGTTGATTCCAAGATACTTGCTAGTGCAACTTCAGCCGCAACAAGGGCTATTCTTAATGGTCAAGATGTAGCAACAGCAATTGGTAATTCAGTTGCGGCGACTGCACTGAGTGCAACAATTTCAGGAAAAGTTGACCAGATCAACAAGAATAATGAACTTGGCCAAGGCTTGTACGACAGCTATGCATCTCTCAAAGATAAAGCAGATAGTTATTTCAAAGACACTGTCAATCCTGCACAAATAGACGAGAAGGCTCATTACGACGATTATGTTGCGGCAAGGAATGACTACCAAAAGATAAAAGATGAGTTTGATGCTCAGTACAAAATTTGGGATGACAACAAATATGTTGATGCAACTATAGCCAATAAAGCGGCAGATGCGGCTAACGCCTTATCACCTAAATTAGATACTGCTTCTACCTTTTTGAAGGCCGCTAGTGATGCATTCAAAGACAGCACTGGAGTTGCAGAAAAGTATCGCTCTACATACACAAATGAATATGTAAATGCGATTGAAGATGTCAATACCAAGTTAACAAACATCAACAAGGAAAACACTACGCTTGCTGGTGACCTTGGCCCATTGGTAACCAAGTACGAACAACAAGCCGCTTTAGATAAGAGCAACATAACCAAAGAAGTTGGGGCTAATGCTGTAGAGGAAGCGCAAAAGCTTGCAGAACAACAGGCTAAAGAAGCTAAGTTTCAAAACTACGCTGACCAACAAGAAGCTGGTGGCGCAACTTCAGAAGACTTTTATGCCAAGAAGGCTGGCTTTGAAAACTTTGTAGATCAACAAAAAGCAAATGGTGCATCTCCACTTGATTTCTATGCGCAAAAGGCTGGTTTTAAAGATAGTGCAGATCAGCAAGCCGCGTTGGCAGTAGGAGTAAATACTGCTCAAGACTGGACTAAATACAAGGTTGCACAAGAGACAGCCCAATTTAATGCCGACAGAAGCGCAACGTCTTATGGGTTTAAAGATGCCGCAGATCGCAAAGTTGCGGAATCGGCTGGATTTACTGACTCATATAAATGGAGTCAATACCAATCGCTTTCTGATACAGGTAAGCAAAACTACGACGCCCAAGTAAAAGGTGGAATGCCTGTTGATAAGGCATTAGAGGCATCTGTAGCGCGTGATCAATTAGAAGGCAAAGACAACACGCCTGAGATTGTTATTACAGCGCCTAGAGATCCATATACAGGCGACATACAGTATGACCTGAGTGGTAATCCAATCAAGTCTACAACTCCGACAACGACGGCCACTAAACCTACAACAGGTACCACATCTATAGGTAGCTCAGTGATACCTGCTGTTCTTGCCGCCGCTCCTTTGGCAGGTGCTCCAACCTTGTCTAGCACTCAAACAGCAGACCCTAAATTGGATACTACTGCTAAGTATTTGTCTTCTTCTATTGGAGGGCAAAAGCTTGCCAATCTTGGAAAACTGACTCAGTTGTATGACACTCTGGATCCAGACGCAGAAGTTGTTAACACTGCTGACAACACCGAAACAACCGACACCTCAAACCTTGTTGACCCTATGACCTACAACCCAGACTTTTATAAAACCAAACTCATGGCCTCTGGTGGTTCAACCACGTCAAACTTGACGCCATTGACAAATTACGACATATCTTTGCCGCCTACGCCAGCAAACCTGTTGCCTGCCGCTCCAGTGGTTAAACAAGACTCAAGGCTCGGCACGCTCAGGAATTTGTTTAGCAGTATTGGCTCTCAAAAGATTGCCCATGCGGCAGAAGGTGGCCTGCCCCATAAGTACGCTGAAGCGGCGCCCAAAGGCCATAAGCCTGAGTTCATTACTGGATTGACTGGCTATTACGCAGAAGGTAAGGGCACAGGCCAATCAGACGACATTCCAGCCATGCTTCATGATGGTGACTATGTAGCTGACGCTGACCTAGTTGCGGCGCTTGGTGACGGTTCTAGTAAGGCTGGCGCTGAGGCGTTAGAGAAGTTCCGCCGCCAAATTCCTCACAACGAAAACGATCACAAAGGCGATCCTGTACCTGCAAAGATCGCTGACGGTGAGTATGTATTCCCTGCAAGCTTTGTAACCGCTATCGGACGTGGCGACAACAAGGCTGGTGCTAAATTGCTAGATTCAATGCGCGAAGAGATCAGAGCGCACAAAAGATCTGCTCCAACGTCTAAAATACCCCCAAAGGCAAAATCTCCTCTTGACTATCTCAAGATGGTGAAAGGTTAATCATGGCAAATTTACTTGAAAGTTCACAATCCACGGCGACGGTTGCGCCAGATTTTTACAACAACTATCTGAGCGGCCTTGCCACAAAAGGCGCGGATGCCGCGGCTAATGCTAAATACGTCGGCGCTCAACCGCTACAAGAACAAGCATTTACCGATGTAGGAAATGTGGCTGGCACTTATCAGCCAACTCAAACGGCGGCAGGTAATACGCTAACTAGCGCGGCTGATGCAAATTCTCCTTTGTCAGCGGCTTCGCCTTATTACCAAACAGCAAGCACTGACCCTTCACAGTTAGCTTCAAAGTACATGAGCCCATACATCACAAACGTGGTGAATTCTTTGGGTGAGGCTGGCCAACGCAACATCATGCAGAACTTGGCACCTAGTGCAACTGCTGGCGCCGTAGGTAGCGGTCAATTTGGATCAACTCGTGGTGCTCAAGTTCTTGGACAAACTTTGTCTAACGCTAACCGTGACATCTTGGGTGCACAGTCTCAGTCATTGAACCAAGGCTACAACCAAGCATTGGCCGCCGCTGGACAACAAAATGCACTGCAAGCCCAAATGGGTACAAGCGCTGGTAGCTTGTCTAGCATGGGTACACAGAACCTTACTGCCGCTGGTAGAGCGCAGGCTGATCTGGCTAAACAGCAACAAGATCAAGCATTGGCTGATATCAACGCTAAGGCTACTCTGGGTAGCCAACAGCAGACTATTGCTCAAAACAAAGAGCTATTTCCATTGAGCAACTTGACGACTGCGTCTGGCTTATTGCGTGGATACAGTGTTCCAACAACTACAAAGACTACTGCACAGATGTCGCCACTGTCTGCCGCCGCTACTATCGGTGCTGGTACCGCTGGTCTTATACAGCCCAAGTACGACAGCGCTGGTAATTTAATCAAAGGATCATCTTTGATGGATCAAATTACAAATATATTTAAACCAACAGCTCCTGTTAATACTACAAATACAGGCATTGGTGATCAAAATACTAATCCAGAAACAGGTAAATTTACTCCAGATGGATTGCCAGTTCTTTCTGATCCAAATAGCCCAACAGGTTTTTCAGATACTGATGGAAATCCAGTAAACCAAGACGGTACACCAGCGCCGTAATTTAAGGAGATAAATCATGGCTGAAAAAGATCCAACAATGGGCGGGTTAAGTAGTTTTGGAAACATCAATACTTATGGCATGTCCCAAGAACAACTTGCCGATTACAACGATGCAATAGAAAAGAACATAAATGCTCTTGAGCAACGCTATGCACAGCCTAATTGGTTCAAGATTGCCGCTGGTTTTGCTAAGCCTCAGCTTGGTGGTTTCCTTTCGTCTTTAGGTTCTGCCGCAGAAGCGCATGGTGAAACCGTAGAACAGCAACGTGCAATGGGATTTCCTATTGCCAAGATGCGTACTGAGTTAGCTCAAACTGGCTTGTTATTAACCAACAAGAAAAAGGCTTCTGAGATTGCTGAGCGTGCAAAACTTCAAAATCGCAGTTTGACTCCACAAGAGTTAGAAGAGATTGCTAACCTTGACCCACAGCGCGGCCAGATGCTTACCCAAGCGCAAGACGTTCGTCAAAAAACTATTGCAAATAATAGGGCGCAGACTGAACAGAACTACAAGTCGCGTGGCTTGCCAGTTCCGCCATTAAATGAGATGGGATTGCCTGAGACTGGTAAGTTCCCAACTGGCGGTGGAAATCAAGGAAATGCAGACCCAGCGCGCATCATGCCAACCGTACCAGCAGGCGGAACACCTGTAAGTGGAGCAAGCACAACAGGATCTACTATAAGCGGTGGTCCTGCGCCTGTAGAGGTGCCTGTAACTACTACTGTAGCAAATAAACCAGTTGAAAAAATTGAGCTAAGGACGCCGGGTAGCGAGTTCAGCTCTTTAAATCCATCAGAATTTACAAAAGCTGGCAATGAACGTCTATACACTCAACTTGATGAGCAGGGTGCAGAGCACATAAAGCGAATGAAAGCGCTTGGTGGTGATGCTGAACACCAAACGTATTTGCGTCCAATTAAAGACGTATTGAAATATTCCGCTGACCCAAGATTTGAAAAAGTCATGGGTATCTTGGATGGACAAGGTTTGATATCTGGTTTGGCGACTTTGATCCAAAAAGGTATTAACGGAAGTGTTGGAGACTTTCATGCCGCACTGGCAATTCCTTTGGATGAAATTGCTCGTTCTACTTTACCCCAAGAAGAAAAGGCATTTGCGCAGAACTTGTTTCGTGCTTTAGCTCAGATGGAATTAAACAACCAAAAGGCTATTGGATTGAATCCAAGTTCAGCACGTAATGCAGAATTTGGATTGCTGGCAAATGCTTCTGCACATCCAGATACTTTGCCATCTGCCGCCCGTTTATACGCAAAACAATCTGAACTTGCTCAATTGCGTAACAGGGATTTGTACACAGACATTCAAGACTTGGTTCACAACAGGCACAAGAAATATACGGTTGATCAAAACTCTCCAACCAAAATGTATTTGTACATGACGTCTCCATCACAACAAAGAATTGTTGAGCAATACGATAAAGCGTATGACAATGAGATGGAAAGATATTTGAAAGCAACTGGTGGAGGTAGGTAATGGTTGCACCAACAAAACAAGATGATGATGATTTACCTGCTGGTTTACGTAGTGCTACGCAAGTAACTTACGGCAAACAACCTGAGCCCAAGAAGAAAGATCAGCATGACGTCGTGCATGCGCCTCCAAAACAAATAACTTCTCCAACAGGAGCGGCTGTTCTTGATAACTTTATAAAAGAACTAGAAGATGCCAAATCAAGAGGCCAAAGACCTTTGTTGCATCCTGAGCTAACTCCTGATACAGATACTAAATTGACTTCTAATATTCAGCCTGTAGCTGAAGAAGTTGTTGATCCAGATGCTCCTGAAGGTTTAAAGACATCTACAAAGGTTGATTACAACGTAACAAAAGCGCCAGAGCCTGAGCCATTTTTCACGCCTGCTAAGCAAGCTGAAATGGGCGTAGGTGCTATTGCTGGCGCTGTTGTTTCTCGTAAGCAACAAAAAGCACGAGCTCTTAATGCTGAAATAGAAGCACAAAAAGTTGCTCATCTTCCACCTGAGATGAGGCCAGTTAGCCCTGCGTCTTTACAGCGCTACATCAACAGCCAATTTAGCGTACAGATTCCACTGGAAAAACTTAACCAAATCACAGGTATGGATATCCGCACAATGAAAGAAGTGCAGGAGGCTAGGCGCATGATTGAAGGAACTGAAGCGCAAAGAGAGCCAGTTGTAAAAGATGTAGGTGGTCGCCGTAAAACTGTGGCTTACAGGAATACACCTGCTCAGTCGCCAATTGATATCTCACAGTTCGTTAATGAACCACCAAGCATCGCTCACCGTATTAGCAATGCAATTTCAGAAGGTACAAAGTCTGCGGCTACTGGTGCCTATAACCGTATGCGCCCTATTTTTGGCGGTATGGTTGCCGCACCTCAATTGTTGGAAGCTGGAACAGACTACTTGCACAACAAACCAGTAGATCTAACTCAAGTTGCATCTGGTTTTGGTGGTATTGGAATGATGACTCAAAACAAAACATTAGGTGCTTTGGGTGCCGCCGCACAACTACCTTATGCAATTAAGCATAGAGAAGAGTTGTTGAACAACATGACTATGAACGACATCAATCCGCTTGCTTTCCCAGCAGGCACAGCAGAAAGCATGTCGTCGCCAATGGAAGCTCCAACTTCGTTTGGAACTATTAGTGGTGTATTGCAAAGAGCTAATGAACAGCAACGAAAAAAGCTTGGTTACGACCAGCAACAACCTCAAGCACCTCAAATGTCTTATGGTGAAAAAATGAGAGAAGAAAATAGAAGAGTATTTCCAAAAAAAGAGGGAACTCTTTTAGATTATTTATCTTTTCCAGCTTATATGGGCGCCGTAGCAGGGCGTCGTGACTAATCACGTAGGTGTGTCTCCCCGACGTGAAGGCAAGCAGTTGCCTTTCTTGAGCCCCCTACCGTGTTGGTAGGGGGTCTTTTTGTTAATGGTGAGCCATATACCAAGCTAACAAAACGATAGAAAAGCAAAATACCCAGAATTTAACGATTGACATCATTTTCCGCGTACCTCCGCTAGCCTCTCACCGACCACTCGGTTCAACTGAGTAACCACCTTGATACAGCCTGCGCGCTCTTGTCTGGCGCCTTCCTCTGCATAGGCTTCAGCGATTAGCTTTAGGTCTTCCTCAAGGAAATTATGGTTCTCTTCCAAGTTAATGCTACGGAAGATTTCATTGATGCGTTCTGGTGTCATTAAAAATGCTCCTTTATTGGACGACCTGATTTTTTCTTAGGTGTGCCGTCTTTTTTTAAACCATATGGTGCTTGGTTTGTCTTCTTGCGATAGGCAAACTCAGATTTCTTGCCAGTAACTTTTTCAAGTTCTTTTTCAAATTCCGCCTCAGTAATGCTAGAAGCTTGCTTCTCAAGATATTCTTCATTCAACCGCTCAAGGCTTACAGCTATTTTTTTTGATCCATCCATGTAGTCAATAAGACTTTTGGTTTTTTCTTGAATAGCCATTTTTATAAATTCAAACTCTTCTACATGTAATTGCAAATTGATTTTCATATCAAGCTCCAAATTTGTTTTTAAGAATCCAATAGCTGAGCAGATGCTGAAACATCTCCCAGCCGCGCTTTAAGTCTTCCTCAGACCACTCTACGATCTTTACTAGCCCTTCATGTGTGCGCGATACAAATACGTTTGCACAGCGTGCATCAGGTATGCCTAAGCCATAGCGGTAGGCTGAGAGTTGCATCAGGTGCTCGTCGTAGGCTTCTACCTTGTCATCAGGTGCAAAGTCTTTGGTCTTGACGTCAGCCACTATGCCGTAGGGAGCGACCTTGTCAGGCTTGCAGTACAAGTCAACTTTGCCGCCAAACCCTAGTGGGCTAGAGAATGAACGCTCAACCAACCAAGGCTGAAAGGGGTCTAGCTTGAAGTGATCAAACAATGACTCTTCCACCTTGATACCACGAGTAGACTTCTTGCCAGCGAAGTGGCTCTCTATCTCCTCATGGATACGGGTACCTGCTTCTGCGGCACGTTTGCCCGTTTCCTTAGAGTCCGCCACAACGCGTGCAATGAACTCTTTCTCTGTCTCCCCATCCACCTTGGGTAAGGTCAACGCCGCTAGTAGCAACTGTTCGTTCTTCCACACGTCTAACGCAGGCTTTGCGGAGACTTTTAGGATGGTGGTAACCGAAGGTACCAAGTTGAACTTACGTGCGTCTCTGAGCGTTGTAGGACGGTCTGAGCCGTCTTTTGCTTTGACGGTGTACTGTGGTGAGCCATCTTGGCCGTACCAATGAACTGACTCTGCTGATCGTGCAATTATTGTTGTCATCTTTGTTCAATCCTTGTTTTTAAAATTTCTAATAATTGCTCTCGCAAAATACCCTCAATCTTCAGAACATCTTTAATTACAAGGTGGAAATCAACGTCATGTTTAAATTCCTTTGAGAATTTAACTTCTATTTCTCCATCGTTTGTTTTTGTGATGGTCGCAATCTTCATAGTGTTCTCCTAAAACTTATACCGAGGCGCGCACGTAACCTCTGTAATGACATCGGCAATGTGGCCGTTTGTGTTTTTTTTACCAGTAATCATGACTGCGCGAAGATTGTTGTCTTGGCAGTCGTGAATAGCATTGATAACTTCTTGTCGGCTCATTGCTGAGACTTGTTTATCAATGATTAGTTGTTGGGTGGGATACGGGTTGCCTGATGAGCAACCAGCAAGCACCACCGCCAAGAGTGCTATGCATTTCATGTGTATCTCCTAGAAGGGAATATCGCCGTCGTCTTCGTCAAAGCTTGTGGCAGGCGCCTTAGCTATGTCGTCTACAGTCTTTGTTTTCTTACCCAGCTTCTCCCACTCAGGCGAAGACTGGATCTTCTTCTTGAGGTTGTCGCTGAACGTCTCAAACATTGCCATGTCTGGATCAGTTAAGTTAAACAGTTCGTTCTTGTTGACCGCTTCAGGCAAACCGCCTTTCTTGATCATCGATGGAACTGGGGTTACGCCAGAGACGTTGACATACATCTTGCCGTCTTGGCCTGCGCGCTCGATGACGTTCAGCATGCACCAAGCATTCAGTACAGTCTTTAAGTCAAAGCGACGCATCTCTTCCTGTGTGAAAGGCTTACCGCGCCACGATTGCAAGTCACCACGCAGGGTAGCCTTCTCAGACCACGACAGCGTGTAGTTCTTGAATATGGCGAATGGGCGACCATCACGCATTTTGAGGGGGGTTCCATCATCATTGGTGCCGTGGATCTCCCAGCCCAACATGATCTTGTGGAGGTACTTGATTTGACCCATGTACTCCGATTTTTGCGTACCCAAATCAATGATTCGGTAGCAACGTGCTAAATGCATCCCTGACGGGGTAGCTTCAAAATTAC